CTTGTATACTGCTCTTCCTTTGGCACAGGCTGGAGCCCGTACTGTATTGGGGATCCAATACAGTACGGGCTCCAGCCTGTGCCAAAGGAAGAGCAGTATACAAGGACGCTACCACCGGCGGAGAAAATACACATTTACTCTGAAAAATTTCGGGCCATGTTCTATCCTGGCACATGGGGGCCGTGGGTCGGGTTCACTGGCCGGTACTGGTCAGAGAAAGGAGGGCGGTATTACACGTTATTTTTTGCCAAAGCAGATATCGAGACTGACGATTGGTACATTGATTCAGAATGGGCAGAATGGGTGCTTGAGCCCTATCCTGAAGTGATCATGGCCCAGCGGAGGCCGACAAAAGCAAATGACCGGTTCCTGAAGCTTGTTGGCACGGACGATCCGGCGTGGCAGGCAGTTCTTAACAATACAACCTATAATCACTGAACCATGCTTGCGATTTATTACAAGGTGTGCGAAAACGGAGCGTGGGAAGAGAAGGTCTCGGAGTACAATATCCCTGAAGACAAGAGCAATCTTGTTCCGCCGATCAAGGCTACGGACATAATTTGGATAAGGCTCACCGGAGAGGCTTTATTCATGCTCCGAGGAAATTTTCCGGCATTGGGGGCGGAGTACGCTCCGAGTGTAACCCTTTACGGCTCAATGGCGAAGTCAGTTTACGAAACCCTCTTTCACGATAATAATCCAAGAGAGATATTTTCAGACATGTTAATCCAATTACGAGATGCTTGAACTCACCAGTAATGCAATTTTTGGCACAGGCTTGGCCATTGGCCTAAGCGTGGGAGGGGCGGCCTTTGTACTGTCTCTGGCAATCTTCAGCAACATCAACAGAAGCTTGCGAATGAGGTGCAAAATAACTGAGGCGAGCAGGGAAGGAGCGGTGTCAGTACTGAAGTCTGAGCGCAAAAAAGCGTTTGACGAGGCTTTGGATACGCTCAAGTTAGTGACCGAGATGCGTACTGCAAACGCCGCAGCTATATATGAAGTGACACTGGAGAACATGAGGCTCCAGCGTCTGGTTGAGAAAACGTATTAAGCGTTTTCCATAGCATGAAACATTTAGCAATCTTGGCATGTTTTTTAAACATTGTCGCAATCCTTTTAATACGTCATGGCAGCAGCATTAACTCTTGCGGGAGACGTTCTATTGGTTCTTTCTGGATTCGGTTTAATAATCTTTCGGGGAAGGCAGGAAAAAAAGGGTTTAAAACGTGGCTGAAAGGATTTTTACAAAAGGTGAAAAACGGGTAAACCCTATTGAATGATACTTGACAAAAGCTTGCTTGACAACATAGACCAAATGTCACTGGAGGATCTCGAAGAACTCTACGCTTACTTCAGTGACTACGAAGAAACGCCCGTCTCAATTCAGCAATTTATTGAGGATGACGAGTTTCTTGGCCAATACTTCAACGGAATGTTCAACCCATATTGGATGGGGGTGCTGAAGGAAATTTACCCTTCTCCTTTTTATTCCCCATATTGGCTCATATCCTTGAGGGGCTCCATTGGCCGTGGCAAGACTACGGCTTCATGCACTGGAATAGCTTATGACCTCTACAAATTGCTTTGCATGGTCAGCCCGCAGGATAGGCTGGGCATGATTCGGTCAACCAAAGTGGTGTTCGCTATTTTCAACATTACTTTGGGCCTCGCCACAAACGTGGTTTGGGATCAGCTTACTCAGATGTTCGAGGCTTCTCCATTCTTCAATAAACGGATAAACACGAGCAGGAACGCCGACACTCTTTTTCCGAAAAGGCTTGACTTTTTTACGGGCTCCCGTGTTGCCCACTCCCTGGGTCGCGCCATTTATTCAGCTATTATCTCAGAGGCCAATTTTGAGATTTTAAATGATCAGGTTGAGAAGAACTTTACGTCAATTTTACGACGGATGCAGTCCCGTTTTCAGGCAAAGGGAAAGGGAATACCTGGAAAGGTTTGGGTTGATTCTTCAGAGGGTGACAAGCTTGCAGCCATCAACAAACTCATAAATTCGTACAAGGGCTACCCTGGCGTGCTTGTGAATAGAGGCCCGCTTTGGCAGGTATGGCCGGAGAGGTATGGAGACGAAACATTCAGGGTGTACAAGGGAAATGAGATTTCCCCACCAAAGATTTTGGATATGGCCAATTCTGACGATGTAAAAATTATCAAGGAAGATCCAACGTCTCTGATTTATGTACCGGAAGAGATGCGAAAGGATTTTGATTCTGACCTTTACGCCGCACTCAGAGATTTGGCGGGCGAGCCGTCTACGGGCAATAGTAAGTTCATGAAGCTCCATGATAAAATCTTCCAGTATGCCGATATTGAGCTTCTATTCCCCGAAACCATGATTATTGATTTCTACGACGAGACGGATGTTATCCTGGACAGATGTTTGAAGCGAGCGTATTTTGACAATATCGCCAACCCTCACGCTATGCGTTGTATTCACGTAGACATCGCCATTTCGGGTGACAGGCTGGGAATATCGTCTTCCTATATAAGGAGATTCGTTCCGGTAGTGACCAAAGATATGCACACTTTTGAGACAGTCTATGAAGAAGTGCCGGAGATTGTCACTGAATGGGCGTTTGGTATCGACGTAAAGGTCGGACAAGAAATTCCACTGTACAAGGTGCGTAATTTTATTGTGCAGTTGGCGAAAGGGGGCTATCCCATTCTGATGGTGTCCACTGATGGTTTTCAATCGGTTGACTTTAGGCAGCAGTTGACGCTTGCCGGATTCAACACAGAATTAATCTCAGTTGACAGGTCAATTTTACAATATGTCACGTGGAGACAAATGGTATACCGTGGCTTCAACCACTACCCCAAAAACTCCATCCTGATAAGGGAAATGAAGGACTTGGAAATGACGGACAAGGGAAGGAAAGTTGACCATCCCGATAAGTCAGATTTCGCAGTAGGGAAAGGAACAAAGGATATAGCAGATGCAGTATGCGGGTCAGTCTATGCAGCTCACACAACAGTAGAGGTCGCGAAAACTGTAGCGTACTACAACCATGAAGAAGACAAGAACATGAACCAGTCTTCAGTACTGGCTCACTTGAGGGCCAAAATGAAATTGAATGCTAAGATTAACCCACCACAATACAGTGCATAATGAGTAAAATGAAAAGCTGGTTCGACGACATTGCTGAAAGAATGAGTGGAGTTAGCCTCAGTCAACAACAGGAGGTCGCCACAATTTTAGCCTCGCCCGATAGGATCAAAAACCTGAACAAGAATCTCAACCAGAAAGATAAGCTCATGGATATGTACAAGGTGTACAAATCCGTGTCGAAGGATAAAGCTTCCATTTTCAGGGATATCGACAGCATTATCGACACCTATATGGCAAGCACAATCTTATCGCAAGTCGTGGAGGACGCTCTGGCCCCTGACGTGTCAACAGAGAAGGTGCTGAAAGTGTCTTCCAAGAACAAGACAGTGCAGACAGAAATTGACAAACTTAACGAACTGTTTCATTTCGATTCCTTTGTTGAGTCAATGGCTTATGAGGCACTAACGTATGGAGATTACTTCATTCGTCTTGACGTTGATGACAAGAATAAGAAGGGAATTGTCGGATGGTATGATGACGTGCAGCAGGAAGAAATTGTACCCTATTTTGAGTCGGGGTGCCTTGTGGGATATATCAAGCAAAACTCAGACGTGAAAGTGAAGAGGGATGTAACCCTGGCTCCGGCATACGGCTATGGCCGATTTAGTTTCGGAACCCGAAAAGTCACAATCAAATTACAGGGAATTGACCGCATAATTGATTCGATGGCCGGAAAAACCAGAGAGGGAACAAAGTCGATTAAAATTGGCAACCCAATTTTCTATGGACTGGTGGACAAAATCAAGGACTTGATGTTGCTTGAGTCACTGGTTCCAGCGGGACGGCTCAGTCAGTTATCCAGCTCAACACTTGTTGGAGTCACAGTTCCTGGCAGCTATCCAGTCAAGGAGGCCAATGAGTTTGCCCGCACCGTGGAGAACATGATCAACGACAAGGTCGCAATCTCCAGCTCCGGCTTGGTTACGGCAGCCGATATCATAGCGACAGCGGGGGCAACGAAAGTCATTCCGGTCTTTGGAGACAAAGGACAGCTCCAGAAGTTTGATTACAAAGCGGACGGTATGCGTGACGCTCTTTCAGAGGTCAACGATATCCGGCAAATTATTTGCGATAGCATTGGGATCCCGAAGGAACTTCTTTTTGGAGAATCCGGTACGGAGAGCAAGAAAGAATTTTTACGCAGGTATGCAAGGTATCTCCGCAAGATACGGACGCTCCAATTCTGCCTCATTGAGGGTCTGAAAAACCTGATTTACATCCACCTTTTGAACAGTGGAGTCAGCTTCAAAGAAACTGATGTTGAGATATCATTCTGCAAGGCAATTGTCGAGATTGACAACCTTGATTCCCTCGAATACATTGATGCCTCTATACAGGCACTGACGAACCTCCACACTTTCATAGCCAACGTGAACCTGGATGAAAAAGCCCTGTTTGATATCGACGGGATGAAATACGGGAAGTTCATGCAAGATCAGTTCCGGCTCATAGGCATGGCCGAGATTATCAAACCGAAGAAAAATGTTGAAGAACCCGTGGCTCCGGCCCCAGCCGCCGCACCCGAAGTTCCGTTGGAGCAGGACTTTGGGAAACCAAAAGTTGTGACCACCGTTGCACAGGCCCAACCCGCAGCTCCCGCAACTCCAGCAGCAAAACCCGTGATTAAGGCCCCGACAAAGCCATAGAATTTAAGCCCTGAAATGATGCGGAGATTTCAGGGCGTTTTCCATTCCAAACAACTGATTTTAACGAACAATTCTATGAACACTCCAGAACAAATCATTTCGGCTTTGACCGAATTACTTACCAGATACGGCATTGAGGGTGTGGCCGTGGATGAAGTGACATTTGACTACGAGAATGACGTAGTTTCTACCGAATTTTGCGATGATGCTGAAAATTGCGTTACCGTGATGTGGGGAATTGATGAAAACGACGGGCCTTATGCGCTTGTTGTCGAAGATGATGATAACGAGAGTGCGGTAATAGACTTGTCGGATCTTGAACCGACGGTGGATGAAGGAGAGGAAGGGGCTATGTTCCTGGACTTAACGGACACCTCCTGGATAAGCGAATCAGCAATATCAACAATATTAACGGCAGGGGATCTTATGAGTAACGTAACTGAATTGGAGCTTGAACCATCTCTGGAAGGCAAAGTGGAAGAAGTTGTTTTCACGAAAGTAGTCCGTGGTGGTAAAGTTGTCAAAATTCCACTGAAGAAAAAGAATCGGAGACGCATGAGAATGTCACCGAAACAGAAAGCCGCGCTCATGAAGGCCCGTAAGAAAAGCCACACAAGTGCAGCTCTGAAGCAGAGAAAGAAAAGCAACACCATTCGTAAATCAAAAAATATGTAAGGCCAATGAGCTACTCACCAACACCAAAATTTTCGGAACGGTTTATCAAGTCTGCCCCCGTGGCGACAGTTGATGAAACCGTCGTTGCTCCAGCTACTAATCAGGTCGTGGCTGAACCTTATTCCTTTTTCGGAGAGAGGTTTTTCGGAGGCAAGGCAAAGTCTTTCCTTGAAGCAGCCACCTCCCCAGAAGTCTCTGGGGTTGCTCCGCTTCCAGAAGATTTTGTCACCTTTTCCAATCCGGCCAATCTGGCAGCCGCAGCCACAAGTAAACTCAAGGATGCAGGTATCCTAACCTATCCCGTGCCGGACGCAGCTTCTCCAGATGCGAACCCAGGCCTTCACATGGTTGTGGTAAATGTTCTGGACAAAGAGAAAGCCAAGGCAGTACTGGACGTTATGGATGCCAACTGGTCTGACACCGCAGCAAGCGCAAAATAAACTATGAAGTTTCGCACTGAAGCAGACAAACTTTTGTTTCTCCTGGAAATGGGCCAACCATTACAGGAGAGCATGAATGAAGAGGTCAGCGACGACCTTTTTGAATTGTTCTTCAAAAGACGGAGGGAGAAGACTTTTGAACTGAAGGACTTCAGAAAGTCTCAGGTTCAGAAGCAGAACTGGAGAAAAAAGAAACTGACCTATCTCCGTGGTATAAACAAATTCCACCGGAGCATAGCAGGAAAGAAATTTCACCGTGCCATAAGCCGGTTCTTATTGACGAGAGAGTCGTACAACAAGATTGACCTGCTCAAGGCAACCAGTTCTTTGAAAACCCATCTTTTTATTGACATGGACTATTACCGGAATGTCAATGAGGATATTGATTACGGTATTTTTGTTGAGAGCATGACTGAAGTTTTGAACTCCCTTGAGGCTAAAATTTTGGCCGGAGGCGAACCAAACCCAGAGGACTTTATAGAGATTTTAGAGGCTTTGAACTACAACGATATTTCAAAGTCGGTTACGGGTAAAGAAGATTTCAACGTGCCAGATGACACTGAATACGTTGACCAAATTTTGCAGCGTTTTCCATTGAAATAAACTGAACTGGATATGAGTAAAATTCTCGGAACATTACAACTCGGTGAGTCGAAGTATTCAGCGGAGTCTCCTGAAGTTGACGGTGTACATATAATCGGAAAAGTTACTGGTGAATCGTTCGTTCCTGGAGGGTTCTCAAGGAACAAGAGATTTTACCCTGCTGCCCTTTGGGAAAAGGTGGTAAACGATCCTTCCGTCCGTAAAAGACTTAACGACCGCACCATGTACGGGTCAATTGGCCATGAGGTAAAACTTGACGATGCAGCTTTCCGTAGAGGAGATTTCACCCATATCGTTAGCGACCTTAGAATTACAGAAGACGGCAGAGGTGAGGCTGATTACCTCATACTCAATACAGATGCCGGACGTAACCTGAACACCGTGCTCCGTGCCGGTTCAAAGGTTTTCGTGTCAACCCGTGCAGACGGGGCGTTCGTGGAGGGCAAGACCGAAAAGGGAATGCCAATTGTGGATAGTGACCACTACCAATTTGAGACGATTGATTTCGTTCTCGATCCTGGATTCTTACAGGCCTCTCCAGTACTAAAAGAGGCTTATCAAAATCTATTTCCAACCGAAACCCAAAATCAAATTGCTATGGCAGAAGACGGCAGCACAACAAAATTTCTTGAGGCTCTGACTGCCAAGCAGGAAGAACTTCAGATAGCGAGTTCGCAACTCGCAGTATCCCTTTCCGAAAACAGCAAACTTGCCGTGTCGGTTAAAAAACTTGAGACAGAGAATGCAACAATTGCAAGAGAGTTCTCAAGCGTGAGAGAGGAACTCAGTAAATCAAAAATCAGCCTGAAAGAATATGCTTCGGTCGGACAAGTTGAGGATGTCAGAATGATTGTTGAGTCACTTGGCGACGTTGTTTCGCTTATGGGTGAAGACTACAATCAGGAAATTGAACTGGCAGAACAGTTTGAGGACATTCTGGAGAAGGCAGAGGATGCAGATGCAGCTTTGGGCTTGCTTGCAGAGGAAGACCTCACAGAAGAGGGCGAGGGACTTCTGAAGACAGTTGAGAGGCTTATCGAGAGCTTCAATGCAGTTGACCTGGTTATCACTTTTCTGGAAGAGAATGGGCTGAAGGCCACAGACGAAAGTCTTATGTCAGTCGCAGAGAAAATGATAGCAGTGGTTCATCTTGCAGAACAGAGTAATGAAGATGACGAGGCAGCAAGGATCACAGCCTTAGCCACGGAACTGAAAGTTCCTGAAGCAAAAATCAGGGCCATTGCCGACAAATCAGATGATGAAATTCGGGAAGTATTCGGCGACGTGCAGGAAATTGTGGAAACACAGGTGAAGTTCAGCATGTTCAAGAAACCTTCTGAAGTAACTCCAGCGGGCGATACCAAACCTTTCAGCGAAAAATTCGCTTTCAGGACAGGTCTGGCAGCGGGATTCGGGTTCAGCGAGTAAAATTTCCGGTTCAACACTTACACTATAAGCAGAGAATCATAGCAACAAAAAAATAGTTTTTCAACAATCACCTTATTATTACCACTATGGCAGAAGAAAATTCACAGTTGCATGAGAATGCAATGATTCAGATGGAGAAACAGGCAGAACGCCTTTATGAAGCTTACAAGCCCCAAATGGACTTGCTTGCAAAATCTCCCCTCATTCGGTTGAAAGATACCATGAGTGCTTATGAAGTATACGCCCTCGGCAAACAGCTTGAGAGCTACGAACAGTACAAAGCGATGTGCGAAGCCGAAGGCAGCATTGGCGATTTGGGCCGTATGCCAAACATTGCTCTTGACGTTATTACCGTCGCCTATGGCAGCTCAATCATACCCGCGATCTGTACGGTTCAGCCAATCGAAGATGAGGCTGGAAACGTGTTCTTCAAGGACTTGATTTCCAACACTGCACGTGGCAATATCTCCGCAGACCAGAAACTGTTGAACCCAACCGGCGGACAGCCAGTTACCCCTCACGGTTTTGCCACCAATCAGGTCACAAACCTGGCTCTTGGTACATGGACAGGCGGTCAGTCAGCAACTGTCACTCAGACAATCACACTGTCAGCCGGTTACATCCCGCTCCGTCAGTCAACTCTCCATATCACCGTTGTTGGCTCAACAACTGTCTATGGCAAAGACGATGGGCTTGGTGTCATTATCGGTCGCGGTGTTGATGGTACAGTCAACTATATCACCGGTGAAATTACGCTGAACTTCCGCGTTGCCCCAAATGCAGTGGTTTATGCGTCCTTCCAGCTTGATGTCGAAAGAGCTTCGACCATTCCTTCTATCCGTTCGGTATGGAGAAGCAAGAACGTAGTTGCTCACATCTACGCTCTTCAAGGCAGCATTGGCTTGCTTCAAGCTTTTGGAGCACGCAAAAAGTTCGGTGCGCTCATGGATGACGAACTTGCAGCCGACCTTGTCACTGAAATGAATGCGGAAATTGGCGGGGATCTTGTTCGCAAGCTCTTCAAGGCCCGTGTTGGTATCAATGGCGCAACTGGCTCTGGTTATGCCGGTGTCACCTGGAATCGTCAGCGTCCTGCAAATATATCTGAATTTGAGCATCGTCAGGGCTTCCAGTTTGCAATCACAGATGCAGAGGCTGTTCTCAGCCAGAACGCAGGCCGTGGGCAAATCAACGGAATCATTGGCGGAGCACAGTTCGTGAAATATCTTGCGAACCAGCCGCAGTTTGTAAAAGCCGAAAATGTGACTACAGTCGGCCCTTCCATCTTTGGTACATATAACGGAATCACCGTTATCCGTATCCCTGATAACACTTACTGTGATCCGTACTCAGGTCTTGGGTTCTACAAAGGCCCTTCACCGTTTGAAGGCCCAGCGGTTTACGCACCGTTCATGCCTCTTACTGTCACAAGCACACTGCCTGGCGCAAGCAACCCGCTCCAGAACAGAAAAGCAGCCGCAGTTTGGGCAGCCGTTGACATCTTGGTTCCTAACTACGTGACTGGTATCGACATTGTGTCTACAGCACAGGGCGGAACAATCGGTGTTGACTACATCGGTGGCGATACTTCTCAGGCAACTGGCACTCTTGTTGATGCCTCTGAAGGTACTGATTCATACCCTAACCCTGGATAACAGGGAGGTTTAGGAAAGGGGGCTCCGGCCCCCTTAACCTATTAACTTATAACCAAATACGATGCAAAGTTTTGTAAATAAAGGAGACACACTGGTGTCTTTTGTTTTTCGCGGAGAGGTTCCCAATATCTCTTTTGAGCCTGGGGAAGTAAAGGCGTTTGATGAGGAAAAGTACGATTTTTACACGTACTACCTGCCGTCTCTACAGGTGAGTTCGTATGTGTTTCCGGTGTCTGAAGAGACAGAGACAGCGAACGGAGAAGCCGAACCCGAAACGGAATCAACAGTGGAAGTTGGAGCCATGGCACCAGCC